AATCCCAGTCTTTATCTGATGATACTAACCAAACAGTGGCGGTTTTAGGTAGTGCACTAACAATATATGCTGCTATATCATCTGCCTCTACTTTATCAAAGCGTAGTAATGGATATAACTCACTAATAGCATCCATAGTACGATTAAATTCTTCAAAGAAAGCTATGAAGTCTTCGCGTTCTTGGTCTGTTTGTAGTGCTTGTTTTTCTGTACGATTAGCTTTATAGTCTGGATAAATGCCTTTACGAAAGCTACTTGAGCCTTGGTCACAAGTCATAATAACTCTATTAGCTTTATATGACTTTTTAAGACTTTCAACTAGACTAATATAACTATCAACAAAATCAGTAGACTTAGCGTGTTTAAATCTAAAAGCTAAATTTAGTGCGTCTACTACTAAAACGCAACTATCATTTAACTCATTCATTTCTGTAAAACTTTTACTCAATTGAACCTCGGTTTCTCATGGTCTAGCCAATCTTCTAATTTTGCTGTATAAAATTCATGCCCATCTATACTTATAAACATATAACGGTAGGCCCCATCCTGGGTTGGCATATCTTTAAAAGCAACAAATATCTTAGAACGGTCAAACTTATAAATTAGTAAAGGTTTTCTACTAATCTGTGCTGCCTCTCTAATTGTCTGCTGCCACCATTCTAATATCTGCGGAGTTTTATCTGTTAGTACTTTAGAACTAATATGGTCATCTTTATAGTGTTTTACTTCTATACAGTATATATTAAGACTATTTACTAAGTATAAATCACCTTTTAACTGATGAGATTCATGTAATCCGCCAGACATTGGAACTCTTTTAAAGTTTAATCCAGTTTTTGTATTTAAGAACTTTGCCATATCTGACTCAGCTCTTGCGCCTTTAGCACGGCTATCTACTGCCATAACCCTCCCCAACAAAGTAGAGTGTAATAACACTTCCAAAAGTCATGCCAAGTATAAAGGCTTCTTTATAACATAATAAATATTCTAGTATCATTCTATCCTCGATATATTATTTTCTTTTATAACAGATATTTTCTCAATCAGTGGGTGACTATACCCATGAGATACTAATATAGTGTTAAGGTGTTCTTCTCTTAATAGAACTTCTACTAATTTCTCTTTACCATCAATATCTAAGTTATCAATAGTTTCATCTAGTATTAGAATATTAATTCGTACTGATGAAAGTGTTTGCATCAACTTCCTGATTGCAAGTAGTGTAGCAGTATTAACTCTAGCTCTTTCACCACTAGATAGAGCCAATATATCAATTTCTGTTCCATTATCTATAATTACCACATTTAATTTATCTGAAGTTGATACTACAAAGCTAATCTGAAACCTACCATCACTTAGTTCACCCAAATATTGATTTGTAAGATTTTGTAGGTCTTTAACCATACATTCAATCTTATACGCTACTAAACCATTTGTACTAAAAGTTTTTTGTAGTATTTGAAGTACACCTAATCGGGCATTTAAAATCTCTAATTGACTAGTATGCTGTTTTAAGGTTTCTGCATATTCCGCAAGTTGCCCCGAAATAACATCAATTTTAGCGTTGTGTGCTATTGCTAAATTATTTTGGTCTTCTAAAGTTTTTAGTCTTTGTCTTGTTTCTTTTATACTTTTTTCTATTGCCGTTACTTTGTCTTCTAGGGTATCTTTATCTTGGGGCAGTTTCGGCAACTTAGGGTCTATTAGACTATTATAGTTTTCATAGTCAGTTTTATACTTAGTTACTCGTTCAACCCATAATCTATCTTTTTCTACTTGGTCAATTAAAGCATATAGTTCTTCTGCACGTTCACCAGCAGTTTTAATTATTTCTTCTTGTTCTTTTATAAGTTGCTTAGATTTTGAATTATCTACGGCTTGAGAACAGGTTGGGCAAGTATCCGAAACTTTACCCATTTTAGTAATAAAACTTTTAGCATCTCTAACTGAGCGCTGAACTTCTATATACTCTATATTTTCTGCAGAGACATCTTTGACCTTTGGTAAAACCGCCTCCAACTCTTCTAGCGGTATTTTACCTTGTAGTTTTATATATTCATTATTTTGACTTATTTTCTTATTAGTACTTTCAATAGTGCTTATAGTTTCTTGTAATTCAGCAATCTTTGTATTTTCAATAGTTAAATCTATTGGTTCGATTGCAACCACATCTTTTTTAACTAGTGAAACTTTACTGTTACTATCTACCCAGCTTTTTACAGTTTCCACCTTGGCATCTAATGCTGTAACTGAGCTTGATAGTTCTTTAACTAGACCCTTGAAAATATCGTGTGCTTTAGTATAGCTTTCTAAGTTTAATAAATTAATTAAAAACTTTTTTCTATTAGTATCTGTGGCAGTAAGAAATTCTAAACTTGAAGCGGAACTTTGATAAATAAGTTGTGCAAAACTAGCGGCATCTAAACCTATTATTTCTTCTATAGCTTTAAGAGTACTTGTAGCCGTATGAGAACTAATATCTAAATCATTCTTAGTTAGTTTAATACTTTGGGCAGAGCCACGGGTAGTATCAATAACATAAATATCACCATCTTTATCAAATTCTAATTTAATATTATATTTAGTAGTATCTATGTGCCTATTTAAAATATCAGAACGTTTAATGCCTTTAGAGTTCTTGTTATAACATACTTCTTCTAAAATAAGTCCAACTGAGGACTTTCCGTGACCATTTTTACCAACTAATTGAACTATTGGGTCTTTGTCTAATACTAATTTATTATTTTTACCATAGGAGAAACAATTACTCCATTCTAGGGTTTTTAATATTATCATAACTGCCCTTTAATATTGTCATGATACTCTTTTAGTGCAAGTTCTATAGTTTCGTCTGGTACTTGAACTATATACTTTAAATACTCAGTAATTTCGTCCTCTATGGTCATAGTAGGGTCAAGTATTAGTGCCGTATCAGTATCTTTTTTAACTATCTTTTTATCTAGTAATACAGAATCTTTTATACTACCTAATTCAGTAATATCACCAGTTAATTCATATATAGTATGATGATAATCAGTAGCAATCATATCTTCTTGATTATCAATAGTCTTTCTAATTAATTGTGGTAATTCTAGTACTTTCCACGTATGCTCCAAACTAGTAGAGTCTAGTATAATTACGCCTGTTTCGACCAAATTTCGGTGGAAAGATGTCGTGATTGGCGAACCTGGGTATAAGATATTAAGCTGAGAATTAGCATAACTATGCAAATCTCCAGCTAGTACTACATCCCATCTTTCAAATATTTCTAGTGGAACTTCGGGTTTTACATGGGGTGGAATTTCTCCACGAACATGAGTACATAATATATTGCCGTGTAAATCTATATGTGCAGGATTGTACTCTTTTAATCTATTATAGGGTATAAAATCAATATTTTCCAAAGAGAAAAACTCATCAATGATTTTCACTTTTTTATTAATATTAGATGTTACATCTTTTAAATGGGTTAAGAATGTAGTATTTTTCTTTAAAGCCTCATGATTACCAGCATAAATATATGTATCTACAGTACAACCACTAATAAATTTAAAATATAATTCTAGTTCTTGCATATTTGGCAGTTTATCAAAAATATCGCCACCAATAATATGTATATCTACTTCTTTTTCTAACGTATGTAACTGTTCAAATAAACTGTTATATCTATTAATAGCCCACTCATTAGGAACGCTTTTTGTATTTAGTTTTATGTGCCAATCAGCACTAAACATTACTTTCAATACTTTCTCCTTATGAAGATAAAAAAGCCCTCGTATTTCAGAGGGCTTTTATTTTTGAACTACTTATAAATCTTTAACTGCTTCTTTCTCAGAAACTTTAGCCGCACTTGCATCTTCTTCAGTAGCTTCATCACCAGTAGTAATGCGCTCTAACAATGCTTTAACTTCTGCTGGAGTAGAACGTGGGTATAATTCATCAATATCTTTAGATGCTTTAACTGCTTCGCGTTCTTCATCAGTAAGTTTACGTGCTTTACAACGAAGAACACTTAATGTGTACTCAACATTGAAAGGCAACGGACCTGTTTTAGCACGTTTGAATACAATATCCCAACCTTTATCTAAGTCAGTAGGGTCACCCAAGTCTTCAGCAGCACTAAGGATTTGTTCAAATAATTTTTTCTTAAGATTAAGAACTTTAACCTTACCATCTGTAGGGTCGATACAATTAATTGAATAAGCCCAAGAACATTTTACTTCTGGGAAGTATTGTGGAACATGGTCTGTTTCTGTATTTGTGAATTTTTCTTTTTCACGGTCAAATGATAAACATTCAACTGGAATATCTTTGTTATTAGTACCTTTTACCCAGTAAACATAACGTGGTAAAACACCGCCAATTAAGCGAACTGTGTTTTCACCATCTTTATATACAAAAGAGTCTACTGCGTTACGAACTGCCTTACCATTTGTAGAACCGAAAGCTAATGCCATTTATTAATTCCTTTATTCATA